GCAGCGTGGCGGCGACGGCGCCAAAGCGCCCCTGCATGTCGCGCGCGGTGCGCTCGACCACCTCGCCGGCGCGGCGCATGTCGGCCTGGAACTGGGCGATGTCGCCCACCAGCTTGACGCTGAGCGTGCTCAGGCTCACCGCTCGGCCTCCTGCGGCGCGCGGTAGTGCTGGATGGCCTCGAGCCGCCACAGCAGGCCCTCGAGGTCACGCACGCCCAGGTACTCGCACACCAGCGGCAGCCCCGCCCAGTCGATGCCGCCCATGCCGGTGCGCAGCAGGTTGTAGGCGGTGATGGCCAGCGTGTCCATCGCGTCGGGCTCGGGTGCGTCGTCGTGCTGGATGCCGTGCTGGCGGTCCAGCACGGCGGTCATGCGTTTCCCGCGTCGGCCCGCGCCTTGCCCGCGCGCTCGACCTGCGCGACGAAAGCCTCGAGCAGCTTGCGCAGCAGCTCGGGCTCGTCGCGCAGCCAGGCCTGCGCCAGCTCCGCGTCGAACTCGAGCGCGTCGTCGTCGCCCGCGGCGCCCACGATGTGGCGCGCCGTCACACCGCGCCAGCCCACCACGTGCGACAGCACGATGTCCACGTCGCCGCGGCCCGACATGGCCGCCAGCTCGGCGTACAGCGCGCGGCGCATCTGGATGGCCACGCCGTCGTCGCCGCATTCGACCCAGAAGCGCCGCTGCTCCTGCAGCGTGCGCAGCACGTCGGAGGGTTTCATGCGATCACGACAGCAGCACGAAGCCGCTGACCGTCACCGAGATGCTGCCCGTGCCCACCGCGCCGCGGTCCACGCTTTCGCCGGGGATCGACGGCTCGCCGTACCACACGCGCGTCGCGCCGCCCGGCAGCAGGATGCGAAACACGTGCTTCGCGCCGGCCTGCGCGGCCGCGATGACGGCCGCCATCGCGGTGGTGGGCACGTCCACCGCCAGCAGATTGATCGACACCGATTGCGGCGCGAGCAGGCCCGATTCTTCCTTCTTCACGATGTCGAGCAGCGTCGTCACGTCGAGCTTCTCGCTCTCGCCGCCGCCGATCTCGTAGGACGTCGCTTCGGCCAGCGTGTGCCAGGTCGCCACCGGCGTGAACGAGCACGAGCCGGTGAAGTCCGCGTAGCCGGTGGTGTTCAGCCCCGCGAGCTCGAACGTGTTGGTGGCCACGTTGGCGATCTTGACGGCCTGCCCCTCCAGTTGGGCCATGCCGCTCACGCCGCTGAAGTAGCCCACGGTGCCGTTGGTCATGCCGTGCGACGTGGACGTGGCCACGCCTGGGTTGGCTTTGGTCACCGCGGTGACGCTTTTGGCGCTGCCGTAAGTGGCCGCCATTTGCACGGTCACGCCGCGTCCTTTCACGTAGGGCATCTCACACCTCCATTTGCGCTATGTGCCCTCAGAGCGACGCCCCCGTCGCCTCCATGTGGGCGGTGATCAGCAGCGTGGCGCTCGCGTAGCGGGCGTCCAGCGCGTCGTAGTCGTAGCTGAGCGACGGGCGCGACAGCCCGGCGGGCACCGCGCCGCCCAGCGTGGGGTCGGTCATCAGCCGCGCATACACGGCCTGCACCAGCGCATCGAGCGCGGCGTCCACCGCTGCGCCGGCGCGCACCAGGCACTCGACGGCGATGCGCACCTGCCACACCGCCGTGTCGCCGAAGCCCAGCGTCTCCTGCTCGGGCTCGGCGCCCAGCGCGCCCACCACCACCGCCGAGCCGAGCGCTTCGGGCAGAGCGCGCGCGCGCGAGCGCCGCTCCACCGCCGCCGCCACGGCCGGCGCTTGTGCCAGCGCGGCGACGATGGCATCGACCACCTGCGTGACGATGCTCACGACGCCGCCTCCAGCCGCAGCTCCGAGACGCCGGTGCCGTCGGGCCGGTGCTCGACGACGGTGTACGTGGCCGAGCCCACTGTCAGCGTAGCGCCCACGACACCGGGCGGCACCTGCGCGCTGGGCAGCGTCAGGCGCGGCAGACTCGCCGCCATGCCCAGCGCACCGACGCCGGCCAGCTCGTGCCCGGCGTCGAAGATGCCGCGCACGGGCACGCCGTCGAGCAGGGCGTCGACGCCGAAGTCGGCGAAGAACGGGCGCAGGTCTTCGGCGAAGGCCATGGCCGTCGTCGTGCCGTGCGGTCAGCCCTCGGCGCTCGCCCGGCGCTTCTTGGTCGCCCTGGCGACTTCGTCCTCGGTCGCCAGGCGCGTGCGGCCCGCGCCGGTGAGTTCTTTGGCCAGCTCGGGCTCGACGTTGGTGAGCACGTCGCCCACCGCGTAGTGCTCGCCGTCGATCTTGACGGCGTCGATGACGATCAGGTTGACGTTCTTGGGTCCACTCATGGCGATCTCCCGCCCGCCGGCGCGGTTGCCGGCGGGCTTGCGGTTGTCGATTACGGCGTCAGCGCGTCGTCCATGACCGCAAACGCGCCCGGCTGGCGGCACAGCCAGTCGAAGAACTGGTTGAGCGTGATGCGCACCTGGCCGCTGGCGGCGAGCGTGTACGGGTCCACCGTCACGTCCAGGCCGCCGAACAGGCCCAGCACGAACATGCTCCAGTCGCTGGAGAAGATCACCGACGAGCACACGCCGTTGCTCGTGCCCTTGGTGAGGTTGCTCGGCACGTTGTTGGTGATGCCCACGCGGTAGCCGTTGAGCGGGCGCTCGCCACCGTCCCAGATGAACTGCAGGTTGGCGGCCTTCTGCGTGTTCTTGGCGGTGTTGACGGTCTTGGTGTTGACCAGGTAACCCGCGCGCTGCGTGGCCACCGCGTTGGCGTTGGCGCACGCGGCCTCCAGGCCCGTGATGTGCGACCACGCCAGGTTGGCGCCGTTGGTGCCGCCCACCACCGAGCCGATGCCCGAGACGTTGCGGATGCCGCGTGCCTGCGGCGAGCTGCCGGTGCCGTTGATGCCCTGCGCTTCGATGAGCACCGCCGCGCCGTCGACCAGGTCCTGGCGCAGCATCGCTTCGATGCCGATCTCGGCCTGGATGATGGCCTGCTTCGACGGCTCGACGTAGGCGGCCACGCGCTTGGGCGACAGCGTCGGCAGCGCGGTGGTGGGCTGCGTCTCGGTGGCGCCGGCCACTTCGGTCAACATCGCCAGCGTGCCGGCCACCGTCTTGCGCGGCACGCCCACGTTGGCGCGCAAGCCCGGCAGCACCGTCACGCCCAGGTCCACGAGCACGGTGGCCGCGCGCAGCACGTCGGTGAACATGTCGGCCATCACGGTCGTTTGCACCAGGTTGCCGGCTTCCGACGCGGTGCCCACGTTGAAATCGCGCTGCTGCATCGCGTCGCGGTTGACGCGGCCGCGGAACATGACGTCGGGCGGGATGAAGAAGCCCTCGGCCTCGCGGCCCAGCGTGCGTGCGATCTCGCGGCTGACCTCGCGCTCGAGACCCGCGTCGACGTTGGCCCCGGGGATCTGCGCCTGGATCGCGCGCAGGAAGCTGTACTGCTTCTGCTCGCGCGTGCTGGCGCCGAGCGCGGGCAGCGAGGTCACGTCGGTGGCGCCCGACTGCATGCGCTGCATGATCAGGTCGTTCATGCGCTGCGGATCGGCGCCCTCGGCGATGACGTCGGCCACGTCGTTGGGCTTGAGCCATTGGCCGTAGGCCTTGGCCAGGCGCTGGATGGTGGCCACGTTGGCCTTGAACGCTTCGTCGCCCTGCACGGGCTTCTCGACAGTCTGGGTCATGGGTTGCTCCATGCGGGGTTCACGGGGGGCGGCCGGCGCACGCGCCGGCGCGACGGTCTCGGCGTCCACGCTGCGGCCAATGCCCACAGTCATGTCTGCCGGGATGCTCACCAGGCTGCACTCGAGCGGCAGCCAGTCGGTGACGCGGTAGGTGGCGACTTCGGTGTCGCCGCGCTTTTCTTTGCTGATCAGTTCCAGCTCGCGGATCTCGTAGCCCACGCTGACGTTGACCCGCACGTCGTCGAGCGCGTCGCGCAGCTCCTGCTCGGCGCGCTCGCTGCGCCCGAAGCGCACCACGGCGCGGGCGCGGCCGCTCTTGGCGTCGAGCCATGCGCGCGTGACGACGCCGATCTGCGCGTCGGTGTCGTGGTTGCTCAGCAGCGGTGCGCGCCCGCTGGCCATCCAGCTGAGGTCGATCTCGCCGGCCTTGTGGCCCAGGATCTCCACGCCCCACCAGCGCTCGTAGGGCGCTTCGCTCGAAAAGCTCAGCTCGACCTCGCGCGTGTCGGGGTCCACGCGCGCGCCGCGGATGGCGCCGCTGGTGTAGTCCACCAGTGGCGGCGGCGCGTCGGCCTGCGCGCGCTGTTCGGCGTCGTCGGCGGGGTCAGCGTCGCGACGGCGCAGCGCGTCGGCCACGCGCAGCCGCTGCCCCGGCTGCATCGCGGCCAGGGCGTCGAGCAGCGCGCGCCGCGCGGGCGCGTCGGCGCGGCTCCAATAGCGGTGCGACAGCACGGCGCTCATGCGGTCTGGTCCTCCGTAGTGGCGGCGGCGTCAGCGGCCTGTGGCGCCTGGCGGGCCAGCCACGCCGGCGGCGCCAGGCCGAGCTCGCGGTAGCGGTCGAGCAGCCGGCGGTTGTCCATCAGCACGTCGTCCATGTCCACACCCTGCTCGTCGCAGATTTGCCGCAGGCTGCGCATGTCGCTGCCGGCGGCGGCGATGGCGGCCTCGATGTCGGCCTGCGGGTCCACCCAGGCCCAGCCCTGCGGCTGGAACACGGCGCTGTCGGCGATGTCGTCGAAGCGATCGGGCGCCACCGGCGTGCCGTTGGCGTAGCGCACGCGCCCGCCCAGCAACGCCACGGCCAGCCAGTCGCGAAACACGGGCCGCACGAACGCATCGAGGAACCAGCGCTGCAGCGCGCGCCAGTGCCTGCGCTCGGCCAGCTCGGCGATGCGCGCCGAGCTGTAGTTGACGCCCGACATGTCGCCGCTCAGGTTGTGGTGCGCCACGTTGAGCCCCGCGGCGATGCCGCGCAGGCACTGCGTGACGAAGGCGCCGAAGTTGGCGTGCGGGTACTCGGGGTCGAACGACTTGAAGTCCACGCCGGGCGGCAGCGCCTCGAGCAGCCCGGCCTCGACGTCTTGCACCAGCTGACCGGTGGCATCCTTGACGGCGCCCCACGACAGGTCGTCGGGGTCCACGGCGTCTTTGTCGACGGTGTAGAAGCCCATCTTGGCCGCGCCGATCTTGGCCGCCACGAGCGCGTACTCCTCGTAGCTCGCCAGCGTGGCCGCGCGCTTGAGCACCGCCGCCGCCCACGGGTAGCCGCGCAGCTGCTCCGGGCGCTTGCGCACGAACTCGTGGATCAGCTGCTGCATGGGCACGCGCTCGCTGAGCGCGCGCGGCGCCAGCGCGCCCGAGTCGCTGGGGTGACGCCCGTGCAGCCACAGCGCGAGCGGGCGGCCCAGCGCGTCGATCTCGACGCCCATGCGCACCGCGTTGCCGCCGGCGGGCGCGCGGTTGAGCGTGTGATCGATGCGGTCGACGTCGAGCAGCTGCAGCGCGTAGCCCCACGGCAGCGACGCCGAGCGCACGCGACGCAGCAGCATCTCGCCGTCGCGCGCGGCGGCCGCCAGCGCCTGACGGCACAGCTCGTAGAACGACAGCGTGCCCGTCACGTCGCACGCACCGCGCTCGCACCAGCGCTGCCAGGCGCGCTCGACGGCCTGGTTCAGCCGCTCGTCGCTGCGGCCGCTGCCGAACTGCACGCGCACCTGCAGGCGCGGCACGTCCGTACCGACGACGTTGTCGCACACGAGCTCGACGAATCGCTCGCCGACGTCGGTGTTTTGGACCCAGTCGCGGCTGCGCGCGCGCAGCGTGGGCAGCGCGCCCTCGAGGTCGGCGTTGATGCTGCTGCCCGCGCCGGTCCAGCCGGCGGTCAGGCGGTCATAGCCGCCGGCGGCGAACGCGCGCTGCTCGCGCTGCGCCCCGGCGGCCGGGATGCCGCTGACCACCGCGAACGCCGGCTGCGGCATCGACAGCGCGTGCCGCCCGGCGGCCCTCGCCGGCCGCGCGCGGCCGAAGGCGCGCCACTGCGCCAGCTCGGCCATGCGCTCGCGCTGGGCCTGCTGCTCGCGCCGCTGGCGCTCGCGATCGGCCGCGAACTGCGTCAGGATCCGCGAGGGCTTGAGCGGCAGGGCGCCGAGGTCGACATGCTGCATGTCGCCCATCGTGGCCCGCGCCGACGGACATGCACAGGCACAACATGTCCGCTTGCGCGAGGCGGGCGCTAACGCAGCCGCACGGCGATGCGCCGCACGCTGCCGCGGCCATCGGCCAGGCCTGCGGCGCGGCGCTCGCTGGCCACCTCGCGGCGGTACAGCTCGCGCAGCTTGATGAGCTCGGCCAGCGAATAGCTGCTCAGGCTGCGGCCGTTGATCTGGTAGCTCTGCACCGCCGATCCGGCCTTGCCCGACAGCGTCGCCTCGATGGCGGCGAGCGCACGCTCGGCATCGCTGCGCGTGTCGGTGCCGGCCGGCGCGATACGCAAGCCCGGCACGATCTGCACCTGGCCCGCCAGCGCCCGGTACGCCTCGCCGCCGCGCACGAACCACAGCTCGCCGCCGTACCAGCCCGGCGCCCAGCCCGCGGTCGTGGCCGCCGTGGCACGCACGAGGAAAGCATCGCCCTCGGGCGTGCCGGCCACCGTGATGACGCTGCCGCCCGCGCGCGGGTTGAGCTTGAGCTCGAGCTCCCACCCGTCGGCGGGCAGGTAGGACGGATGCTCGGCCGGGTCGGTGACGTAGTTGAGCGTTTCGCCGGCGATGATCTGGGTGAGCATGAGGACTCCTTGGATGATGAGCGTCACGCGCGCATGTCGAGCCGCCGCGGCCGCGCCGGCGAACGCACGCGCAGCGGCCGCGGCTGCGCCGGCACGGCCATGCCCAAGCGCGCTGCCGCGCGCCAGTACACGCCGGCGTCGATGCCCGCCGGCAGCCACTGCACGTACACCCCCAGAACCGCCCCGGACGCAGTGGCATCGGCTGGCCCGCTGGCGGCGCCGGCCTGCAGCGTGGCCTGCACAGTGAGCGTGGCGCCGGCCGCCGTGGCGTTGCCCTGCCCGCTGGCAGCGCCGGCCTGCAGCGCGGCCTGCGCGGTGAGCGTGGCGCCGGCCGCCGTGGCGTTGCTTTGCCCGCTGGCGGCGCCGCTGAACGCACCGGACACGCCGGTGGTGGCAAGAGAAGCAACGGCGGGGGATGACGCCGCACCGCTGAACGTGCCCGAGCCGCCGGCGACCACAAGCTCCGCTGTCGCGGCGCTCGCCGTCGTGATGTCACCGATTACCGGGGTCGCATACGTCTGCGCAACGTCGTCGTAGACCGTCCACGCGAGCTTGTAGGCCGTGCTCGCCGACAGCCCCGTGATCGCCGTGGCCTCGTCGATGATGACGGTGCCAGAGGTCGCGAAACCGGACTCACTGCCGGCGCGGCTGGCGGCACTGTCGTCGCTCAGATTGCCCGCTGCGATCTGCGCGCCGGAGGGCGACCCCGGCCACCCGCTTGCCGGGTGGACGATCCAGTAGGCGATCAGAGCCATGTCAGAACGTCGCGGTCACGCGCGGCCGGAATCCGGTGCTTGTCAGGCTGCCGGGGACGAAGGTGGGGTCGCTGAGAGTCGGCAGGCCGGAGCCGCCCTCTGTTACCGGAACGTATACCCGATGCGCAAAAATAGAATACGGCGCTGCGTGAATCTGACGGTGCATTTCAGGGCCAATGCTTCCGTCAAAAGCAAACACATATTCTATGTCGCCGTCC